CTCAAGAGCCGATAGACACCCACTGGTTTGAACCAGATTTCGTCATCGCTGCGCGTAACGTGCGTAACCCGTGAATAACGTTGAGTAGTACATACTCGAAGCTTTAGACACTCCTAAAGATACAGTTTATACTGCAAGGATTGGTAGATCTCCAAATAATATTTAGAGACCAACTTAACCTCGTGATCTTTTAGATTATCGATGTCCAAAACGGACGCTCGAGAATCTTTAGAGAACAAGTATTTACACCTATCAAAAGGTTTGTCGACCGGAATGGCATAGACCTCTTTATGAATTTCTTCATCAAGAGCGTCGAGCTTGGCCGGAACAGCAAAAGCATCAAATAAGTATATCCAGAAACCTGGATTAAAAGGTTTCATGAGTAATTCTAGTAATCTCAATGCTGTCCCTCTAGTAGCGAATAATGCAAAAGCTTCAGAAATGAAGTTCCGCATTGCTACATGAGCGGTTTCCCTTTGCTTTTCAAGATCTTGCTCGAAGAATGTGACTAAGGTCACATACAACGCGTCAGGAAACTTGGCAATATCTGCGGAAAAGAAATTAGAATACCTTTTTAGCGTTTTCACGTTATAAAGGCTTATTTCCCTGTACCAGGCATTGTTAGCAAAAGTCATCAGCATAGATGTTCGAATGATGTCTTGTGCGACTCTTTTATTAAAGAGTCCGCCAGGCAGACTTCGCAACAACTCTAGAACTCCTTCGGGTGATAAGACAAACTTATCTATCGCTTTCAATATGAGAGTCGGTAGGTAGTAGGCACTTCTAGTTGCAGATAAAATTATACCTGCTCCAATAGGCGTTATGTCAAGTCCAAAACCTTTCAATTCTTTGGCGAACTCAGTAAAATCTTTCGATACTACCGATTTCCCCATTGAAATTGTCAGACCTAGATCGTCCATTAACGTTAAGTATGTAGAGGCGACGTTGTCATCATTGATAACAATGTCGTCCCCTAATACTGCGTAATTTCCAAACTCAGGTTTTTTCGAATTTTGAATAAACGCTATTCTAGCGATCACGTGATGTGATAGTGCTAACATAGCCCACGAACTCAGGGCACCCATAGGTTGCCCTACTTCATATCGAACATCGACACCACTTCCTTTTTCAAGGATTGCCTCGTCGAAACCTCCATCCTCGTTTTTACGAAGGATAGAAGTGTCTTCGAGAGCATTGTAATGCCAACTTATTGACAGTAAAGTTTGCCAAAGATCACCAGGGATACCAAGTTCGTTAAGAATTTGGCTCTGTAGGTCAATTGGAAGTCTATCAGTGGCGGCACTAAGATCATATCCGCTCAGATTTTCTCTGAAGTCGGATCTAAGCAAAAGCTTATTATAGCATTTTGCCTGGTCGAAAGTTCCATCCTGAACGACTGTTCTTAATAAGCGGAATATACTCTCATGCAGTCCAGCAAAGATTGATTGATACCACCAATTGGTGGCAGCAACTACTCTTGCTTTACCTGCTTGATTATATACTACGGCTAACTTACCTAGTTGCAGTGTTTTACAAAGTCCCAGCGCTCGGAGAATCAAATAGATTCAACCGAAAGCAAGATTTAAGAAAACAAAATAAGCTATCCACCAGTGCGCCTTCTGGATTTTCATCCATTGGAGCATTGGTAATATCTTATCTGGATGCGAGAGAAACGCTAATGCGTCAATCCCAGCACTCCAGGTTGCAAAGGTACCGTTAGGACCAGCTTTTTGAGAAACCAAAGGTTTAAACTCACCTAGATATAACTTAGGTAATGCTCCCTTGATTCCTAGACTCTTTAAAGCACGAACTGTGTCGGACGTCGGGAGAGTTCTCACTCTTCCAACAAAAGGTCTCATTATTGTTAATAATGATGGCTTAACCTTCACAGGGAATACTCTAAAGATAGCTAGTAACGAAAGTGTTGCGATTATCACCCTTCTCTGAACTTGTCCAGATAGTCCATCATCGATGAACGACCTGAACATGATCCGAATAGGGTGCGGTACGATAGTAGGTAACCCATATTTGTCCCTCTTTACAAAAGAGGTACCAAACTCTGGATGACCGGCTAATGATTTAGTAGTTAATCTCAGCACCTCCTTCATATAGGCGTAAGCCCATGTGAAGCCAGATGCTTTGATCAACTTTCCTACTCGTTCTATAAGAATGTTGTAGTAACCTCTCATATGCGTACTCGCTGTTATTCATGCGGTTATTTTCACAAAGTTCTTGAACTCGTTGGTCTTTATCCATCGATTCCCTTTTTCAAGGGATCTGCTCTTTCGAGCTACAGCTTTTGCTGTTCGAGTGATAATAGACTCAAGTAACAAGAACGAATTCCAAAAACCACTTACAATGTTTTGCATTATATCGATCATGAATTTATTTATGTTTGATTAGTGCTGTCAACGACTACCAACTCTTACAAGTTGGCAGCTATGTTGCTCCACGAATGCGTAGACCTCGATCCTAGCACATTGCTATGCCCGAACTATTCTATTCGTTGTCCTCCTAGTTGCCCATTTCAGGGTCTAGTCACCGACGATACATTGTGATGAGCCAAAGAAATTGGACACATCTATGGGACTTACCATAATAGCACTATCCAGAGCAGTTGTAAGACTACTCCTTGCTGAACGAGATTACTCTCGAGGCTCGGATTAGGATTTCTGTGCGAAGTAACTACAAATCAAAGTTGTCTTTGAGCGTAAGAAACTATAGCCTTCAGGGC